CTAAATCAGTGAGCTCTCAGTCCACCATGCTTCAGTCGCCTTGCCGTCAGCGGCTTTATAACGGATCAGGTAGCTGTTTTCAGCATATCCGTATTCCGCGCGGCCAATCACAGTGCCTGCCTCACCACTCGCGGCAATAGTCACCTTCTGGTTAATTTCAAATTTGAATTTCTCGGGCATATCGTTTCCTTTATCAAATGGCAGCAGAAGACAACAGGCTGCTGCCTTTCCTGTTGTTATCAGCGTTGTCCAGCCATCTGCTCGGCTTCCTTGACTGCAGCAGCACGGCGATCGTCAATCCACTTGGCCAGATCGGTCAGGTGAACACCCTTGGCAGACTTCTGACTGCCGGCTTCGATACGGACCAAGGGGATGTTGATCTCGCCCATGGAGACCTTGCGCACGAACTTGTCCAGCGTGAGGTGATTGAAGTAATCGCGCACCACGGTGCCCGCTGGGATGATCGCCTGGCCGTTGTACTGGGCCATGAGTAGAAAAGCGGTGTTCAAGGTGTGACCCTCCAGTGCTTGTCTTGAATCTTGTAGGTGATAGTGCGGCCGGTGACCAGGTAGGCGGCAGCGATCCACACCGTTTGGGGTAGCGGCACGCTCAGCAGCCTAGCTACGCGGAAGGTGGTGGCTGTGGCTTGAAGGCGCGATCGGAGTTGCAGGCGTAGGCGGTTCGCGCTCATGTTCGATCTCCCCGGCTCTGCACCTTCAGGTGGTCATCCGCGCCAGAGCGCATAGCGCGCGTTGGTTCCGGCACATACGCCGGCAAGGCAAACACATTGATTTGCGGAGCAGTGGCCACTGAAGTGCCAAGCGGCTCTGGCTTCTGACGTGCCCGGCTCTTGCGCTTGCGTGGAATTGCGTCGGTCATACAGCACCTCCGAACAAGTCGCCGGTCTCGGGGCAGCGGTAGGGAATAGGCTGGCCATGCTCCACAAACTCTGTGCAGCGAGGTTGGCCATCAGTCCCAAATACCCATTCAGGGCACCCACCATCAGCCATTGATCGGGCGATGATGGGGCAGAGCTCACGGTCATCACATTCCTCGACAGGCTCACCCTCGCGCATCGCCTTGTCGCGAGCACAGTGGGTGCACCAGGCGTCAATGAACGCCATGCCTTCAGTCCCATTGCTGGGGATGTATCGTTGGCCAGCAACCTTGATGTAATACACAGCCCGGCCGGCTGGGAATACTTGGATCTCTTTCACTGCGCACCTCCAAACAGATCCAGCGTGTCTTCGTCCTGGTTGACCTGCTGCAGACCCTTTTCCCGCGCAACCCAATCGGGCACGATGATGGCCGTGGTGGTCATCAATCCGAAGTGGCCGGTGGGCTCTGTGATCTCTTCCTCGATCTGGCTGAGCGGCACCCAGGCCTCACGCTGGCCATCGCTGACCAGGATCGCCAGATCCGTGCGGCCGAGCAGCGTGACGTTGATCTTCACTGAATCTAGCCGCATTGCCGAGCCCCTCCATTGGTGAGTTCGGCGAAGCGGATCATGAACAGCGTCTTGGCTTCATTCGGCTTCATCGGCGTGAGCTTGGCCAGCATCGGCTCGATGCCTTGCAGCGTCTGCCATGTGTGGTCGATCGCGGGCATCAGATCGCGCTGCTCGGTGGCCAGCATGATCAGATCCGCGCGCTTCACGCTCTCGGGCAACTTGGCGGGTAGACCGAAAGCGCCCAACACTGCGGCCTCCACCCGTTTCTCGATAGCCTTGTAATCCGGCAGCAGCTGCTTGAGCGGTGCCGCTACATCACCAATGAAGGCCTCGGGGGCATCGTGCAGCAAGCCTGCCAGAGCGTGCTCGGGTTCAACCAAATAGGACACCATCACCGAGTGCTGGGCCACGCTGTAGAACTCGCGCACGTGGCCGGTAAATCGGCAGATGTGCGAAAGCGCGTGGGCGATGGTCTTTATGTCGACCGCGCATTCCTCAGGCTCCAAAAAGTTGAAATAGGACCCGCTGCAAGTCAAGATGTCGGGATTCATGCTGCGAGCCTTTCAAGGTCGTGCACCAGGACAGCGTTGTGACCCTGGGCGACGGTGTGTTTTTGGGCCGCGTCGATCGCGGCGAGAAACTCGGCGCGGCCGAGCTGGCGAACCTGATACGCATGCAGATCCAGAAAGGTCTGCAGGGCGTCCAGCTCCTGGTAGTACAAGGTGACGCGCATCCACCGTCCGCCGCCTGTGCGCAAGGCGCGGTCATAGATGTCCTGCAGCGCCTGCTCGGCCGTGCGCAAGTGCTCTGCAAGGCCGCGCACAATGCCCTGACGCTCGATCGCAAGGGCCACTGTGACGCTGCCTGCAGCAACCGACCATTGGTGCTCGGTGGCCACGCCTTCGCGCAGCGCCTGGATCGCTTTGCGTAGTAGGCCTAGCACCTCGGCACGATCTGCAGCTGCAGGCTTGGCGGCGTAGTGCAGGGCAAGCGCCATGGTGTGCGCCGTCACCGGATGTGGACGGTAGGGCTTGCGGGGTTTCTTGTTGCGGCTCATAGCGCTTCCCCGGTGGCTTTGGCGATTGCGGCGCGGGCTGCATCGAATTCGCCTGTCTTTCGGTCGGCAACGCGCAGGACGCCTTCCAGTGCTTTCAGCAGATCCGGCGCCGCAGCGCACACACGAGCATTTGCAGCAGCCTCATCCGGCGTGATGTTGTACCAGCTGTCCACGACACGCAAACCGTTTAGGCCGCAGAATGCAACCGCCAAATTGCCCGCTTCGACATATGCCCCATTGACGCCAGGCCTCACCTTCCATGGCCCGGCAGTGTGCTTGGCTGTGGGTTGGCCCCCGATCTTGCGGACATAGGCAGCAGCCTCGCTTGCAGGCAATACGACCACATTGCCTAATTTGCCATCGGGTGTCACGGGGTGCACTTTCAGGATCTCATTACGGTATGGGTGGCGTGCAGCCCATGCCTCCAGTTCGTCAACAGTGCCAAAGGGATACTGCTGGCAACCTTTGTTGGCGCGGTACACAAGCGCCACCAGTGGCGGGCGGGTGGTGAATTGCGCGCTCATGCTGCAGCTCCTTCCACCACGCTGATCTCGTCCTCATCGAACGAGGCTACGCCACCGCTGCGGCCCTTGAAGGTCACATCCCATGCCTTGCCCACGCGGGCGGTGATGGTGCCCGTTTTGCCCATCCACTTGTGCATGGTGAGGCGCTTGCCGAACCTGTCGCTGTCAGTGGTGACCTTAACCTTTTGGCCAATAGCAAACCCCACCGACAGACACTGCTGGCTGGGCTGTGGCGCCACCGCTTTAGCGGAAGCCACAGGTTCAATGCCCTGCATCGCCTTGGCGATGCCTGATATCGCATCCTCGGCAGACAGCCGCGCAGCGCGAGCCGGGGGCTTTTTGCCACCGGCCACCACCTTGTCAGCCACTCCTCCCGCACCCGCCTCCGGCCGCGCAGCGGGAGCGGTCGCGACTTTTGCTGTTTTTGCAGTCGCCGGCCAAATCTTGTCCTTCACTTCGCCCTTGATCTCGGTGATCACCTGCTGCAGGTCGGTGAACACATTGCCAGCGATCAGCATCAGGCCTTCGTTGGGTATGTTGCCGTTGTAGCTGTGCTCGTGCGGGCTGCTGCTGGACTGCATGATGCAGAGCAGGTGGAACATATCGGGCGTGGAGGTCTCTTTGGCAAAGTCCACCAGTGCGCTGCCTGGTGACACCTTGCCGAGGTTCAGGATCTCGCACACGCGCTCAGCGTCTTCAGTGCTCAGGTTGCGGGCAGCACGGATGGCCAGAAAGCGGTGCACCTCGGTATTGAAGGGCTTGATATCCGCATCGTCGCGGATGCTCACCCACGCATCTGCCACCAAGTTGGCACGCCACTCGCGCTCGAATTGATCCTTGGCCTTTTTCTCGGCCTTGGCTTTCTTCTCGCTCACCATGGCCTGCACCTCTTTGCTGACCTTGGCTTTACTGGTGGACTCGGCCTGTGCATCGGCTGCAGCTTTCTCAGCTTGCTTGAGCAACTTAAGGGCGACCTCGTTAGCCAAGCATTCCAAAAACTCGCCTTTTTTTCGGGCGCTCTCAATCATCACCGGCTTGATGCCCTGGGCCTTCATGAGCGGGCCGATCAGTTTGCGCAGTGGGGTGCCATTGAATCCGTCCTCGGCGCTGTCCAGGCGGCGGTAGCCCACCACCTTGTCGGAGTAGTAGCCCTGCGTTTTCAGCTCAGCGGCTTCCTTGCCGGAAATCACTGTCAGGCCCTTTGCCTGCGCAGCTGCAGCCTGGGCGGCGGTGTGGGCGTCTTCCTTCTTGTGGAAGCACACGGGGTCGGTGCACACATCGGCGCTCTTCACATCGGCAAACAGCTCTGGCTCTGCGCCTGTGCGCTTGGGGCAGGCTGAGCAAGCACCTGCTGCGGGTAGCAGGTCCACAGCCTTGATGTCGAAGGTGGCCTTGTCCAGGGCGAGCATGTATTCACGCTGGACGTGTGCAGCCGCTTGGCGGTAGCTCATGGTGGCGTAGCCATCACCGTCCCACTGACCTTTGAGCACTTCGTTAAGCGCCTTAATCTGAAGCTTTTCGTTGGGTATGCGGGCGAGCAGGGTGGCGGTAGTGGCCTCCAGTTTCTTGTCGCGCAGCGCTTGGCGCACGTCTGTGCATAGGTCCAGCAGCTTGAGGCGCTGGAACACATAGCTGCGGCTCTTGCCGATTCTTTCGCCCACCTTCTCAGCGTTGATGCCAGTGAGCTGCATCAGTGCCTGGTAGCCCTCGGCTTCTTCCAGCTCACTCAGGTCGTCGCGCTGCAGGTTCTCGGTGATTTGAATGTCTAGTACCTGCTCATCCGTCAGCTCGCGGATCATGGCTGGGATATCGGCCGCATCGGCCAACTTGCTGGCGCGGTAGCGGCGCTCACCAGCCACCAGCTCATGGGTGGGCAGCACAGCAAGGCGCTTGCCTGTGGCTGGATCTATGGACGTATCAGCTACGCGGGAGCCGGGCAGGGGGCGCACTAGTACGGGCTGATGCACACCGCTGGCCTTGATGCTGGCAGCCAGCTCAGCCAGCTTGGTGGCGTCAAAGGTTTTGCGTGGGTTGGTCAGGCTGGGAGCGATGTGCGCCAGCTGCAGGCGGGCAAAGGTTTCGGTGGTCATTACGCTGCACCTCCAGCGTTGATCACGTTGTCACGTGTGCGGTGCACTGCATCGATGTCCACGCCAAACACGGGCTTGGCACCGAAGCTGGGAGGCAGTCCGTATTGCTTGGCGGTGCGGGCGATGATGTCCAGTGCGGCGCTTTGTGCCAGGCTGCATGGTTTGCCGACTGCGGGTTTGAAATCGGACTTCACAGACATGCCACCATCGGGTGTGTCTTCCAAAATAATGGTTACGCTTGCCATGGCTCAGTAAACCTTTCCACCATCGGCCAATCGGGCGGCGATCTGGTGATCGGGGCGCACCTGGTTGAAGGCCATTTTTTCGGACACTGCGCCTGGCAAGTCCAGATCCAATGCACCGGCTAGATCAAAGATGCGGATCAGTGCGTCGGCCAGTTCCACCTCCAGCATGGAACGATGGGGTAGCTTGTCGTCTTTGAGGCCCTTGCGGTGGCCCTCCATCGCCTCGCTCAGCTCGCTGTGGCTCAGGCACAGCTTCTGTGGCACCAGCAGGCTGGCAATCAGGGCCTGCATTTCGTCTGCAGGGGCGCGCAATACCTGAATGAAGTCCAGCCCGGTCTTGGGGTGGTGCCACCAGCCTGCAGCGCGTGAAGCGCCGTGGCATTGCTTGGTGAGGATGCTGGCCGCTGCGGCGAGGGCAACGGGCTCAAGGGTGAAAGGGATTACGCTTGCCATAGCTCGGGCTCCTGTGGGTTGGGGGTGGATTTGGTGGGCGCGGCCTTGTCGGTCGCTACTGGGGTGATCAACGTGGCGTTTTTGGCCACGAGGCGGATATCGATGAGCGGCACCAGCACATCAACGGTGTCGCCCTTTTTGAGGGTCTTGGCGCGGGCCTTCACCATCTCGAACTCGGTGGGCTCGTAGAGCTGCTCGACGTGCATAACGTTATGCAGCGAGCACTCCAGTTCCACGTCCAAGCAAAGCACTGGCACTGATAGGCCAGATGCGTCCAGAGGCTTTGTGCGGGCCTCGGCTGCATGTGTGAGTACTCCACGCAGCTGCACCATGGGCACACTGCTGGAGGGAGAGGCTTGTCTAAACGTTTGCACGATTAGCGCCCCCACACAAAGATGCAGAAACTCACCACCATGGTGACCACCGCTGCGGCGCGGATCAGACGGTGCTGCCAGTCTGGCTTAGTGGGCTTGGCCACGGGGTTGCCGAGGCGGTCGAAGGTTTGGTGGTAGGTCATTCGGCCACCTGTACAAGGTTGCCGAAGTCATCGCATACGTGGTTCCCGATGAATGTTTCCCAGTGCTTACCGCTGGCATCTACAAACATTTTGCTGCCTTGCCAGTGAGCAGGGCTGAAGCTTTTGTAAAGCCAAGGATCGTTGCGCCAGTGTTCGGGCATCACGTGGCGGCGCCACATGTTGATGTGGTTGCCGCGTTCGTCGCGTACATGGAGTCTGTTGCCGTCAAACCAGCTGCGCTTTGTTTCCGCGTCAAACCCATGCAGCACGACGATCGCGTCCTTGGCGCTCAGCTCAGCCAGCAGCTGCTCTCGGGCTTCGGCCTGAATTTGGGTTATGAGTTTGGCCGCCGTCGCGCTGAATGGCGCGGGTGCCTTGGTGCGGGCTTTGACCGCCCGCTGGGTCGTTGCTGTCTGCATGTTTCACTCCAAACCGCCGGGAAGGGGCGGGCTTGGAGTGAATTATTTACCCAGCGGGGAAAGTGTGTCAATACCCAGCGGGGAAACATTTGCACGAAAAAAAACCCGCCGGAGCGGGTTTCTTGTGTGGCTTGTGCTCAGGAGGCTGAGCTGGCCCTCTTAAAGTTGTCGTCGTTTCTGCAGAATGCGAGCGCGTCATCCAGTAGGCCAGGCAACCGCAGGAGCTGGTCTGGTCTGTCGATATTGATGGTGTCATTCGGGGCCAGTTCAAGTTTTGCCCGCTTGATTTCAGCTTTGTGCTCGGGGGTGAGTGTCATGCAAAAGGAAACACTTGGTTGTTTCTTGTCACCCCAGTAGCGCAACAGCCATCGATTGCTCTTCCCTTGAAAGAGCACCGTGTAGTAGCTCTCGGTGTCCTTGCCGATAAGGTCTTCTCCATACAAAACGTCCTGACAGACTTCAAGCAGGCGCCGCTCTGCTGCTGTCGTAATGATTCTGGAGTTGGCAGCATCAATCACTGGCGCATTAGGGTCGATAGCCGGTTCAGTTGTGGATGGGGTCTCTTCTGGAGCTGGGGTCGATAGCGAACTGGTCACCATGTCGCTGATAGCCTGTGCCAGCGCTTGCTTCATGATCGGTTGCACCGCATCAATAAACTTTGCTGTGAAGGTTCGTTGAATCCCAGCGCGTCCGGCAATGTATTTCACAAAGTCTGCATCGCACTCGCGCAATACCGAAGTAATCGCGCCTTTGAATGCGGTCAGGTAGATGTTTTCCTCAGCGAGTGCGCGGAGGGCGTCCGGTTGAAATTTGTCATGGTGGAACTGGGCGAGCTGGTGCGAAGTGTCTGTATGAATGCCATCAAAGTACACCGTCAGGAATGGCTCGGAGTCCATGATATTTTTGTTCACCAGGTCAGTGAAGAAGCGCCATTCACGGCCGTTTGTAATGGCGCCTACAGTCACCTCTGGTGTGGCGTTGTAGTAGCGGGATAGCTGCGGGCAGTGGTTGTTTAAGTTCGCATTGAATGGCTTGGCTTCAATGAACATCACAGGCACGCCGTTGCAAAAAAGCGCGTAGTCCACTCTTTCACCAGATTTTGCGCCGGGGAAGTCGGCGGCATGCTCTGCTTTCACCTTGGTGGGGTCGTAAGGGCTGAAACCCAATATATCCAGCAGCGGGAGGATTAGCGCTTGCTTGGTGGTTTCTTCGGTGGTGCAGTGTGCGCCAACCTTTTTTACGTGTTCAGTGTGGCTGGCAACTTTTGCCGCAAACTCGCTCATGTGTCATCTCCGCAGGGCTAAAAATATGGCTCATTGCTGGCCGTGGGTGCCGGTGGAGGGGGTAGGTTGCGCAACCGCATCTACCAGGCGCACCACGGTAGCCCACTGATCCGGTGGCATTGCCTCCATCAGTTGCAGCACCTTGGCACGCGGGTCTTCCTCACCATGCAATTCTGCATAGCTGGGTGGGGTGTCCATCCAGCCAAGACCCAACGACAACTTCTCTTCTATTTTTCTAGCCATTGGCGAGCCCATGTTGTAGAGCTCGCCGCCTCGATCGTGTCGGACGTTGGCATTGGCGATTCGGGTTAGTGTTGCCGTCTCGTTTCTTGCATAGCCGAGCAGCTCGCAGAGTGACGCCATGCTGCCGTGCTTCTTTACGAGCATTTGCAGACGGGTACGACGGGTTTCTTCAACAGCTTCCATGTAAGAGATTGGAATGCCCAAGGGGGAATAAGAAAATTCCCCGCTGGGTCTTGACAATGTTTCCCCATCGGGGAATACAATGCTGGCCATGAACCTCAAATCATGGGCTGAATCTGAACGCGGTCGCGCAATGGCTCTGGCCAAGGCCATAGATGTGCCTCCGTCTTTTGTGTCAAAAATGATGAGCGGGGAAAAACCTATCCCTGCAGAGCACTGTCGCGCCATCAATGCGTTCACCGGTGGAGCTGTGTCCATTCAAGAGATGCGGCCGCTTGATTGGCACAAGTACTGGCCCGAACTGGCTCACCCGGCTGCTCCAGTCGGTGGCCTCGCAGTAGCAAGTCAGGGGGCCTGAGTGCTCCTGAGTTTTATGAGTCCCCCCTTTGGTGGCGTAGCTGGAATTGAGAAGCTCGCTTTGTCCGCCTGTGGGGGGCTCGCCACTTTCACCCGCCGCCATCAAGGCCGGCATCACTACCTTCCTGCTCCCGAAGTCTCCTTGGCCGTGCGCGGGCAGGCGCACGGCTTTGGTGGTGCCGGGGCGGTGGGTGCTTTTCTCATCGAACATGCCCGCAGTGTCTGCACTGCGCGGTTCGCCGTCCATAACCACAACAGGAGCCCGCTGCTATGACCACATTGCGTGATCACGCATACAACCTGGCCCGCGCTTACCCTGGGGGCGCTGAGGCGCTTGCCTTGCGTATGGGAAAGAACCCCACCACGCTGTCGCATGAGTTGCGCGGGCAGGGCACTTCCAAGCTGGGAATATTAGATGTCGAAGCACTGACGGACCTGAGTGATGACAACCGTGTCCTTGAGGCTTGGAACGCAAAGCGCGGTCTGATCGTAATCCGCATGCCTGTGCTTGATGGCGCACAAGCTGGCGAGTGCATGGACAAACTCAGCAACACGGCCCGCGAGTTCAGTGATCTGGTGGCCGAGGTTGCAAAAGATATGGTTGATGGCCGGTTGAACGACAACGAGCTGGCTCGCATCGAACGCGAGGGAGCTGAGGTGCTAGCCGCCACGCATGCCTTGCTGGCCGCAGCCCGCGCATTGAATGCCAAGGAACACATCGCATGAGGCCCGCCACCGAAGTGCGGCAAGCCATCCTGCAGGCCGTGACCACAATGGCCACGCCCGATCGTGGCCCGACATTGCAAGAGATCAACCAGGTGGTGTGTAGCCAGATGCCGGTCGGTACAGACACGGTGCGCCGCTACCTCGACAACATCAAGCGCAGTGGGGCAGTGTGTATCGCCCGTGAGCGGCGAGTGAGCTACCGCAACCGCCCTGTGGCTGAGTATGCCCCGGCTGACAACAATCAGATCCAGCAGGGCTGGGTCGATCTAGGCCGCTCGATGGCCGACTGGGTGAGGTAGCCCTTTTCCATGACAGACCAACAAACCCCGGTGGTAGTGTCGCCGGTTTGGGATAGTGTTCCCTCAGCATTGGCAAACCGCCAGCAGTGGCTGCTGTGGAAGTTCGAGCAAAAAGAGGGCGCAGCCAAGCCCGGCAAGATTCCTTACTACGTGGCCGGTGGTCGCCGCACAGGCGGGCAGGGTGATGACCGTGACCGACAACGCTTAGCCACGCTGGCCGTGGTGCGCCGTGCCTATGAGCGAGGCGGG